TTATGTCGAAATACGAATCACAACCTCACCTCTGTTTTGGTTATGATAGATTCGCTTACACTTATATTTCAGCTACTTTTCCTAACAAACTTAATTGGAATGTTGACTCAATACTAATTGTCACTATTGATATTGAAGTACGATGCGAAAATGGTTTTCCTAATCCAGATGAGGCGATTGAACCTCTACTTTCAATTACGATTAAAAATCATCAATCTAAAAACATTGTAGTTTGGGGCATTGGTGATTATAAAAAATCTAAAGATAATGTAACATATGTAAATTGTAAAGATGAGAACGAATTGATTTTAGAGTTCATGTCTTTTTGGTCTAAACATCAACCTGATGTGATTACAGGTTGGAACACAGATTTTTTTGATGTGCCCTATCTTGTTAATCGTATCAAAAAGTTGTTTGGTGAATCTAAGATGAAAGAACTTTCTCCTTGGGGTAATGTTTCTTCTAGAAAAGTTTTCAAACAAGGTCGTGACCAGTATTGTTATGATATCATGGGTGTTTCTCAGTTAGACTATTTTCATCTTTATCAGTTATTCACATACACTAAAAAAGAATCATACAAACTTGACTATATTGCTTTTATTGAACTCGGTGAAAAGAAAGATGACAACCCTTATGAAACTTTTAAAGATTGGTATACAAAAGACTATCAATCTTTTATTGATTATAATATTCAAGATGTTGAGATTGTTGATAAACTTGAAGATAAAATGGGTCTAATTACTTTATTATTAACTTTGGCTTATGAGGCAAAAGTAAACTTTGAAGATGTTTTCGGTCAGGTAAAATATTGGGATATTCTAATTTACAATTTTTTAAGAAAAAGAAAGATTGCAATACCACAAAAGACTTCTCATTCAAAAGATGAAAAATATGAAGGCGCTTATGTAAAAGTACCACAGACTGGTTTACATAAATGGGTTGTATCTTTTGATTTAAATTCTTTGTACCCACATCTAATCATGCAATATAATATTTCACCTGAAACTCTCTTGAAAAGTAGGAGTCAAGATATTAATGTTGATGATATGTTAAAAGAAACAAAACTCAATCTAATCGAAAAAACTACGATGACACCAAATGGTGCAGTTTTTAAAACAGACAAACAAGGTTTTCTTCCTGCAATCATGCAAGAACTTTATGATGATAGAGTGGTCTATAAAAAGAAAATGTTACAGGCACAACAAGCATATGAAGATACAAAAGATGAAAAATATTTAAAATTAATTAGTCGTTATAATAACATTCAAATGGCAAGAAAGATTTCATTGAACTCTGCCTATGGTGCTATTGGCAATCAATGGTTTCGTTATTATGATATTGCGATTGCTGAGGGCATTACAACATCTGGTCAACTATCAATTCGTTGGGTTGAAAACAAAGTAAATAATTATCTAAACAAGATTTTAGATACGAATGATAAAGACTATGTGATTGCTTCAGATACAGATTCTATCTACATCACATTAGATGAATTAGTATCAAAAGTAAAACCAAAGAATACTGTTCAATTCTTAAATAAAGTTGCAACAGAAAAACTAGAACCTTTTATTGATAAGTCTTATGAAGAACTTAAAGATTACACTCAAGCATTTGAAAATAAGATGATGATGAAGAGAGAAGTAATTGCTGATAAGGGTATATGGGTTGCAAAGAAGAGATACATTTTAAATGTGCATGATAGTGAAGGTGTTCTGTATAAAGAACCTAAATTAAAAATGATGGGTATTGAAGCTGTCAAGTCTTCAACACCTTTAATTTGTAGAGAGAAGATTAAAGAGGCATTGAAGATTATTATGTCAGGTGATGAAAAAACATTGAATGATTTTATTCAAGATTTTCATAAAAAATTTACGAGTGTAAACCCAAAAGAGATTGCCTTTCCTCGTTCTGTAAATGGGTTAAAAAAGTATAGTGATTCTAGTACTACTTTTAAAAAAGGCACACCTATGCATATTAAAGGGTGTTTAATTTACAATCATAAGATTAAACAAAATAAACTTATTCACAAATATCCTCTGATTCAAGAAGGCGATAAGATTAAGTTTCTTTACATGAAACAACCTAATCCTTATTCTGCTAATGTCATTTCTTTTATGTCTGTTCTTCCTGAAGAGTTTAAAGTTAATTCATATATTGATTATGATATTCAGTTTGAAAAGGTATTTGTTGACCCATTGATTCTTATTGTCAATTCGATAAACTGGAAGATTGATACTACTTATGGTACTCAAGGTACTTTAGAAGATTTCTTTTAAAATCTTATTGACAATTTGCAAATTAAGATGTATTATTAACCATTATATAAGGAGTAAATAATGAGTGACGATTTTTTTAAAGACATTATTAAAACAACAGGCAATGAATATGCTTCCCTGGTCTCAGATGGCGTAGAAGCAGGTGATGTAGATACATTTATTGATACGGGTTCTTATGCTTTCAATGCATTATTATCAGGTTCAATTCATGGTGGTTTACCTCAAAACAAAATAACAGCGATTGCAGGTGAAAGTGCAACGGGTAAAACATTCTTTCTCATGGGTATTGTAAAACATTTTTTAGATGCTAACCCAGAGGGCGGTGTTATGTTATTTGAATCTGAAAGTGCAATCACAAAACAAATGGTGGTTGATAGAGGCATAGACCCAAATAGAATGGTGATATTACCTGTGACAACTGTTCAAGAATTTAGAACACAATCATTAAAAGTTTTAGATGCATATCTACAACAAAGTTCTGATATTAGAAGACCATTATTTCTTGCATTAGATTCACTCGGTATGTTATCAACAACAAAAGAAGTTGAAGATACTGCTGAAGGAAAAGAAACAAGAGATATGACTCGTGCTCAAGTTCTTAAAGCTGCATTTAGAGTGTTGACTTTAAAACTTGGTAAAGCAAAAGTACCTATGGTTGTAACGAATCACACATATGATGTTGTTGGTTCTATGTTTCCAACAAAAGAAATGGGCGGTGGTTCTGGATTGAAGTATGCGGCCTCATCTATTGTGTATCTTTCTAAAAGAAAAGAAAAAGAAGGTACAGAAGTTGTTGGTAATATCATACATTGTAAAAATCACAAATCTAGATTAACAATAGAAAATAAAATGATTGATGTAAGACTTACATACAATAAAGGTCTTGATAGATATTATGGATTACTTGAACTTGCAGAAAAATATAATGTATTTAAAAAAGTATCGACTAGATATGAATTACCAGATGGTTCAAAACAATATGGTAAAACAATTTTAAATGACCCTACAAAATATTTTACAAAAGATGTAATGGAAATACTTGAAGAATGTGCAAAGAAGGAGTTTAAATATGGTGGACAAGTCAAACAACTCGAAGAATAATGATGCTTATGAAAAAGAAAATCTTGTAGAAAGAAAAGCATTTGATAAGTCAATGAGATATCTCGGCAAGATTGCTGACGATTATGTATTCTTAGAAAATAAAGAATGGAAAGATTGCATTGGTATTAAAGGTGGTCGTTTCGATGGTGTTGTTTATAAGTATGCAAAAACTGCTGCTGTTGAAGATGCATCTAATCGTGGGCTACAAGCAGTGCTAAAATTTAATTATCAAATTATAGACCCAAATGGTTTACCAGATGATTATTTTACAGTAGATTTTAAAAATTTAATTGGTGATATTTTATGTCATATAGTTGATAGTCACTATTCAAGAGGAGAAGTATTTAATGCAGACGATAGAGAAAACGACACTAAGTCAATTACTCCATAACGAGAACTTTAATCGTAAAGTAATTCCTTTTCTAAAGTCTGAATATTTTGGTGAGAGAAGCGAAAAGATTTTATTTGAAGAAATAAATGATTTTGTTGACAAGTATAAAAACCCACCAACTAAACCTGCTCTTGAAATTGAGATTGATAAACGAAAAGATTTATCTGAAGACGAACATAAAAAAGTTTTAGAATTACTCTCATCTCTAGAAGACAGTAAAGTTGAATATGATTGGTTAGTTGATACTGTTGAAAAGTTTTGTAAAGACAAAGCAGTTTATAATGCTGTCGTTGATAGTATTAAAGTCATAGATGGCAAAGATAAAAATAGAACTCAAGAATCTATACCATCAATATTATCCGATGCATTGTCAGTTTCTTTTGATAGTCATGTTGGTCATGATTATATCGAACAATCTGAATCAAGATATGATTTCTATCACAAGAAAGAAAAGAAGGTAGAGTTTGATTTAGATTATTTCAATAAAATTACTAAAGGTGGTTTGCCTACTAAGACATTAAATATTGCACTTGCTGGTACAGGTGTCGGTAAATCTTTGTTTATGTGTCATGTTGCCGCTTCTACATTAATGCAGGGTAAAAATGTTTTGTACATAACATTAGAAATGGCAGAAGAAAGAATTGCAGAAAGAATAGATGCAAACTTAATGAATATTACCATTGACGATTTACATTCACTACCAAAGAAAATGTTTACAGATAAGATTAAAAAGATTTCTAAAAAAACAATGGGTAAATTAGTTATCAAAGAATATCCAACTGCATCTGCTCATTGTGGTCATTTTAGAAGTTTAGTAAAAGAACTTGCAATTAAGAAAAGTTTTAAACCAGATATTATTCTAATTGATTATTTGAATATTTGTGCATCATCTAGATTTAAAGGCAATGCTTCTGTTGGTTCTTATTTTTATATAAAGGCCATTGCTGAAGAGTTAAGAGGGTTTGCAGTAGAAACAAATGTTCCAATTATGTCAGCAACTCAAACTACAAGAGGCGCTTTTGCATCTACCGATGTAGGTCTTGAAGATACCTCAGAAAGTTTTGGTTTACCTGCAACAGCAGACTTCATGTTTGCCTTGATATCAAGTGAAGAACTTGAAGAAAAAAATCAGATC